TCTTCCCACAACTCAAACTCGCGGATCGCGTCAATCATATCTGTTATTGCTTCTGCTGTCGCAACAACACTCTTGCGAAGGTAGCCAAATAGTTCAACTACATCATCAACTTCTTCACCATGCAGTTCTAATATCCATTCCAGCAGTTTAAATATTCCATATAACGTCATTGCCCAAGGCACAACAAAAGCTATAGCCCTAAAAAGTAGCGTCATACCAGTAAGGAACACTGTTATGCCACGAACAAGCATCATTATTGCCGTCACGCCGAGCAGTAATCCAGAGACAAGAGACATGAAATTAGCAATAACTTGAAGTTGCTCATCGTCAAGCTCCTGAAGTACCATCACAAAAGTCTTGACGAGTCCTACTACTCTCTCCATTACTGGCCTGTACTGCTCTGCTAATCTCCGTGCAAGTTCATCTACATTACTCCAAACCAGCTGGAGTTGCTTCCATAATGTACTGTGGATACGAACAATCTCTTCTGCCATTGCCTCATTTCGTTCCCACTCATCACTGGCCTCGCGTACTGTATCACTAAGGAGGTCACCAGCAGCAACAAGACGCAGTACAGCATCTCTTGTTCTTATCTGACCTAAGCCAACCTGCTCTAGCACCTCAAAGACATTCTCGCCTTCATCCACAATATCCCTAAGACCTCTAATGAACCGCTCCACAGCTTGTACTGGTTCATCTTCTACAAGCTCTGTGAACTCCTCTATGGACACACCAGCAACTTTAGCAAATGTATCAAGTGCATCAGTCTGTCCTTCAGTAGCATCAGCAAGCTCAATCATCATCCTTGAGATTGCCGTACCACCACGCTCTGCTCTCACACCTGCTTCAGAAAGAGCGGTCGAAAGAGCCAGTACATCTTCAGTAGCAAGTCCTACAGCACGACCAGCACCAGCAATCTGGAAGGACATCTGTAATATCTCATCTTCAAAAGCAGCAAATGTATTACCAAGATGGACTATTGTGCTTGCCATCTCTTCCATTGTCTCTGTACTCTCGCCCATAACACGCATCAACCGTGCAAACTGTGTTGCACCTTCTTCACCAGCAATTCTAGTAGTGAGCTGAAGCTGAGCAACAGTGTCAGTAAATCTCTCAAGTGCCTGGACACCATCTATACCAAGCCGTCCACCAATACCAGCAATGCCAGCAAGCTCCTCTGCACTCATAGCAAGCTCTGTGGATAAATCTCTGACAGAGCGTTCGAGATTTTGAAAGCCCTCTTCTGTTAAATCCGTCACTCGCCTAACCATCACGAAGGCTTCTTCAAACTGACCAGCCTTAAAAGTACCATAACCAATAGCAGCACCCATTGCCAAGCCCCACGTCCGAGCCTGCTGTAAGATATACCTCAAATCAAGCTGAATAAAGACTAACTTCTTGGTTAACTCCTCGAGATATTCTCTAACAGACCTAAAGATCCTCATCATACCAAGTGCCATACTGGTTATAGATGATATGACAGTGCCGATTACCTGAACAAGCCTTCTACTCATATCTATTAATGCTCTAGTGATTGCTTGGATGGCCTGAAAAGCAATACGACCAGCAGTGGTGAATGCTCTACCAAGCCTCAGTATAGGATCGAACAATCCTCGAACAATACTAACCATCGTCCTTAGTACAGATATAACAGCAGATATAGAGCGTTGTGCCATCCTCGCAAAGTTCCTGAAGGCTCTACCAGCCTGTTGAGCTTCCTCTGCTACTCTATCAAACGCATCGCCTACTTTTTCTACGCTATCCTGCATCTCATCAGCTTGGCTTCGTACTTTACGAGCCGCTCTCTTCATCTCTCGCATCATATCTTCTGTCTCTGCTGCAAATACTACAAAGGCTTGTGCGAACCGTACTCCATCCAATACAACCACCTCCTCTCTTATATACTGGAACGTCCTTTCCTCTTGGCCTTATTACGTTGCTTATCTTGCTCATCTTTTTTCCATTTAAAATATGCCTGCCACTCAGCAAGCTCTGAGAGGGATAACTTCGGACTCAATTCTGCCACAGTAGTGCCAAGCACTTCTGCAAGCTGAAACAGTACCAACCTCTCAGAGTTCTTGGTTAGTTTTTTGCATCTTCCTCTGGCTGTACATTCATTAGATTCATTATTGGTGCATTGAGCTGGTCAACCCAACTACCAGCAGGACAATTCTTAATGGTTTCATAGTCATCTTCAGAAAATACCTTCTCATCAGTACCAGGAACATAAGTGCAGTAGATAACAGAGTAAGCCTGCAAACTGGCATAGTCCATATCATCAAGATCTCTTGTTGATGTTACACCTGCTTTGCTCATTAGCTTACCTCTATCCTCAACAGACGGCTGCCTAACCTCAAACTCCACTCCATCAATCTCTACTGTTTCGCTTTTGAAGTTCTTAGGCGCACCAACAGTAATCTCACGAAGTTTCTCTTTCATTTCCATAATCAAACCTCCTATAAATGAGAGTACCAACTGTAGTTCTCCTTAAATAACGGCCTCGACAATTTTAATCTTAGCTCTCCCAACTCATAATTCCGCGGTACAAATAGACCCCTAAACTTCTCTGGCATCTCTATAAGCACAACTCTTTGCTCCTCGGCCTTCTCTGCGTCACCATCTATATCCCATAAGCAGAGATTCATGGGAGCTGGTCTGGTAGACATCTTGGCATATCTACCAGACAGCTCAGAAGCATCAATAGGGGCGTGCCTCTGGTCAAGATCGTAAGATTTTGCAGTACAAAGCGTCACAGTGTTATAGAAATAGCCACTAACAGGACTAAACTCCTTATATGTTACTCTTCCATACAAATAGTCCACTGCTAGTGGCTTCTTTATCTTACGCTTGCTATCCCATAACGATTTATCTTTATCTCTTATCTGATAGACCTTGCCATGTTTGTTCTCTCCAATACAAGTAAATTGCTCTCTGCTACTGAATTTGTCTGGACTAGAAGCAATCTTCTTAACTTTTATCAACTAGCCCACCTCAACTATAATCTTCAAGCTCGCCAGCCGACAGTAAGTTCACATCAATGGTTTCTAAGTCATCTACACCACCACTAAGGTCAAATGTTTCAATGACAGTCGGGCCTTCCCATCCAGACTCGCCATTAGGGAGATACCTAATATTGACCTCATTCCTATCAACAAAGGCATCTCTCAAATCTCCAACAATTTCATCTTCTTGGTCATAAAGCACCGTCATACTAACATCCCACTCAATAAGTCCTGGCAAACGAGAGCGCATATCATCACCAAGAATTGTGTCATCCAGTATGTCTGTGTTAAAATTCAATGTTGCTTCATTTGCAGGTAGCTCTCTCCACTCATAATCAATATCAACCTCTGTACCTGTCTCGCCTATATCTTCATAAGCTATGCTAAACTTATCGCCGTCAGCGTGCTCTATACTTACTTCCTCTTCTTCTGAAGAAGCATTCCAATTTGCATCTCCATCAATCTCGGTGACAATCTTACCAGCAACATCACTCTCACTATCGGTGTCCTGTACACTTACGGTAAACTCTTCATCAGCCTCACCATAAGGTGTAAGAGTGATGGTTATATCACCGCTGGTTGTTGGTGCAGCAGTAACAGTTATATAACCTTCACGACCAAGATCATCTATTTGCATCATTACAGTCTTTTTATAACTAGCCTGTGCCAATTAGTTCACCTCCTTAACTATTGGCTATTTCTAGCTCTCCTGCACTAAGGAGGTTGACATCAACAGTCTCTAAGTCGTCAACACCTCCACTCATGTCGAATGTCTCTATTACTACTGGCCCCTCCCAACCAGACTCACCATCAGGAAGGTAGCGAACATCTATTTCATCTCTATTAGTGAAGGCAGTTCTGAGGTCATCAACAATATCGTCGTCTTCGTCATAGAGAACTGTCATAGAGACATCCCACTCAATGAGACCAGGAAGTCTGGAACGCATATCATCGCCAAGAACCGTATCGTCCAATATATCAGTATTAAAATTCAAATTGGCCTCATTTGCAGGAACCTCTACCCAATCAGTACTTTCATAGTCTTCTCCCTCTGGAAACTTAATTTCTACCTTCTTTTTATAAGCAGCTTGTGCCATTAATTAATCCTCCTTTTCAAAATTCATTTGAAATGAAATTAATTGATACCATGTTCTTCCTTCTTCATCCCTAAAGGGCTTCGTCCAAACCGCCCTTCTTGAACTGAGCAGAGCATAGCCATCAAGCCCATCAAGCTCGTCAATATAATGAAACACACTATTTATAACTGATGTTACTTCTCTGCAATCCTTTGGACTATCGCTATGCACCCAAAAAGGATATTCAGCAACCATCTCACCACTGACAGTATTGCCTACTGTCATCCAGCTCTCTGACTCAACACTGAAAGATGTGACGTAGGGATACTCCCAATCATCAGGCACGACATAGATATAATATCTGCCGCACTTTTCACCGAAGTCCTCATCTTCAGTTAATTTTTTATATATTGCTACCGGCACATCATCCCACATATTACCACTCCAGTGGTTGAGTCATTAACTCACTATACTTTGCCATATTTTCCATAAAGATTGTCCTCCATGCTGGACGAGGCTCAATCCGGCCAGTATAGCGACCAGTGGTTGTATAACGCTCTCCTGTACCAAGTTCCATCCATAATGCCTTCTCATCACTTGAGTAGGCATAACCACTAATCTTATGGCCTTCTGTCTCGTAATGTGTATCAATACTATCTCTTAACTCTCCTGTCAACACTGCTGGTGGCTCTCCAGCTGCACTGGCACGATGAGTACGACCCATTATGAAATAGTCTCTACCGCTACGAGGCCCATAACTGCCTGGATCATCAAGCCTGTTGTAGAGGTCGCTGGCGTACTCTTCAGTAGTGTCCTTTATGTTGCTCTCAATTTGAGATAGAAGTGATTGTTGTAGGCCATCAATATCGATCTCTACTCTAGCTCTAGTCATCAGTAACCAACTCCACATCCACCTCGACGTGATTGTTAAGGACGACGTCAGGCTGACCTTTTATTTCATAATGATCCTCATCGTCGTCATAGCTATCTGCCAGTACAACCTCCATATCACCATCCAGCTCAATATCATCACCATCGTTATCTTCAAGAGGAAGATAGAGGTGATAAATGTTCTCATACTGATCTCTATCAGCCTCAAAGATGAACGACGACCGACTCTTTCTTATATACCCAACAGTTTGGTGCTCTTCCTTCCACTCCTCTATCGGATCGCCGTCATCATCAATAGTAGTTTCTATCTTGCCAATTATTACTGGCTCAAGCCAATCAGCGAACTCTTCTTTGAAGTCCATCGCAATCATCCCTCTCAAACTGGCCTCTATAGAAGTCAGGCTTATCGTAGTCTGCACCACCAACAAAAGGCAGTGCTCCTAATGTACCAGCCTTAGCCTCATATTGCTCTGACTTCTCCTGCCAGTTCTCTGCTCGACTTTGATAGTCAACAGAAACATCACCAATTGACTTATCAGCCTTTAAAGCAAAGTAATTGGATAATATACGAGCACAGCGAGCCACAGCACCATAAAAGCTATCCTCATCGTCAATAATCCTCTGTACAGTCTCTTCATCCAGAGCATCAACATCTGGATTGCCTAGCTCTGACAGCACCTCATCTATTGTCATCTAATCACCTACCTGTGATACAGGATGGTGACGATTGCTTCACCTTCTGTATCTCCATCACCACTAACAGTAATGTCAGTCTCTTCACTATATGGTTCGTGATCTAGTTCATCCTCAGTACGCTTCCTGCCTGTAGAATCAGCATCAATATCGGTAATATCTCCGACAGATATTTCTTGGGTTTCAGAAGTAGACGTATCAAATGCTTCACTCACATCAGCAAAGACATCAACCACTACTGCACCTTCAGGCAGCGTTACCTCACCATCTTCATCATAAGTAACTTCTGTAGAAGCATACTCAACCATATTTTGAGTGAGAGACTTCATGCCACCCATAATGTGTTTCCCTCTCACCTTATGAACGATACCCATCTAAACACCTCCATTGAAAGGGGCAGAGTATTAATAACTCCACCCCTATTCTGATAATTTAGTTGCTAATGACATTCTCAAAGAACACACCGAGGTCTGGTGCAACAACCTTCATATCAAAGGCAAGCTCACCTTCTACTCGGTCTGCCTTGATGTTTTCCATTCTAAAGCGATCCATAGTCACGCCATATGCATTCTGCCCACCATAAACAGTCCAAGCAAATATATAGCCAGCAGTTGCCTGCATAAGCCCTGGACTATTGGTGGTATAGCACAACAGCATATCATGACCATGTATCCACTCACTATCCCAAGCATCATCACTTTCTTCATCGCTATGCTCAGGAGCTTTATTATAGATGCCAACTTTAAAAAGTCAATTCTTCTAATCGTTCTCATCATCCTTGAAATATTAAGAATAATGATACTCAATAATCATAAGATATTGATTAATTACCGTTTTGCCCCTATCGGTCAAATAAGTCGCCTTGTTTTTACTAATGTTTCTGCAAGCCAATAATTTATTCATTAAGTAATCCTTAATATGACTGTCAACTGT